TGAAAAAGAAATAAGCCATACGCCAAGCGGAACAAGATTCTTAAATTCCCCCTTCGACCATTTTGCGAATACAAAGTACACGAAAATAGCTTTTCAGTTGAGCTTTTATAGCTATTTATTTGAAAGCCTAACGGGAAGAAAATGTATTCGCCAATTCATCCATTGGATTGACCCAAGGACGGTTAAGGAGGGGAATGGTCCGGTGAATCATAAATTAATCGCCGTGCCGTACCTGAAAAATGACGTTATCATTTTTTTAGAAACATACAAAGAAAAAATATTAACTTTAACAAATACGTCAGAACTATCGGCGTGGTAAAATACTAACAATCAATGAGTTATCTTTTTTTTATAGATGAAAAACAAAATCTCCTTTTGAGGCCCGAGTGTTACAAGTTATGCCCCGAGTTATCAGCATTGGACGAAAAAGACGTGTTATTTATTTCATTGGCATACGATTATCATTCCGTATATCGCCAATTCCCTGAGCACGAGAGAGTTCGTAAAGCAATGTTTCACGCTTACGATAAATATGATACGGAGTTCTTAAACAAGACAAGCATCAAGCTTGGCATCGAGGCGTACAAATCTTTGCAATACGACCGAAAGATTGAGTTTGCGGATCGGTTACAAAAGAAGATTGATTCCTTGCTTGATTTGATTGAATACGAGGAAAACGCTAAATCCATCGCCGACAAACTTAAAACAATCGAGGACTTGCGCCGGACAATTAAAGGCTTGGAAAACGAAATTACTGAGTCCATGATTAACAAAGGACAAGTTAAAGGTGACCAAGATTTAAGCTGGCTTGAAGAATTACAATCAAACCGAAAATATTATTTATCTCTAAAGAAAGAAAATGTTTGATTCCTTCATAGAAAAACCACCATACATAAAGTCAAAAGGCTTTATGAACAAGCTTGCTAAGGTTGCCATCCAAGGCATCCCAAAAGAAGCGGATAGCCGATTGAGTAAAAAAGTATTGGGCACACACGCGCATGAGCAGTTTTGGTTGGAGGAGATGGATAAAATTCTTAACGGCTTAACTATTGATGGAAGGTATATTCCGGGCAGATTTTACTACTACATGAATTACAAATACATGTCCACTATTCGAGGGGTAATTACTCCCGACATGGTGGATTTACACTTTGAGTTAGCCTTGCATATTGAGCATTGTAAGAAAAACGGAGTAAATTTTTTAGGACCAAAAGCAAGACGCAAAGGCGTTTCTGAGGCGTTTCACACAATGGTAATTGATTATGGATGGAGATTTTCTGATGCTTATAAAGGAGGCGTAGCCGCAGGGAAACAAGTGTATGTAGATGATTTTTTAGCTAAATGGAGATTTGCCGACGCTTCTTTGCCCCCTGAATTAAGTATTAAAAAGCTTACCGATAACGACAAAGAAATTATTGCTGGGTTTTCAATTAAAAACGAATACGGTGCCTTTGTAGATAAAGGCTCATTAAATACTATTTATGCCCGCACCATGCACACAAACCCAAATATGTTTAAAGGGCTTTATTTAATGGACATTGTATCTGAAGAGATAGGTGAGCATGAGAAATGGTTTGAGTTCTTTTCGGCATCAAAAGATTGTTTAATGAGTGGTAATAAGCAGGTTGGTTGTTTTTTTGGTTTTGGAACTGCCGGTAATGTTAACAAAGGAAGCAAGGATTTTAAGCGTATTTCAGAGGAAGCGGCCGCCCACAATTTCATCGAGTTCATGATTACCGCTAAAAGATTTTACTATTACGGAGGGGCTACCGAAAAGAACAGGCAGTTGCCATTGGAATCCGAATTATACAAAGACTACAAGGCTTATCAATTAATCGGCGTTGAAGATAGCGCTTTAGCTGAAAAAGACATTCTTGTCCGCCGAGAAAAATTACTTCGTGAAGGAAACATCAAAGAATACAACGAGGACTTACAGAACAATCCCTTGGATAAAAAGGACATGTTCCGCAAGACAATCACCAACAATTTTAACATTGACAAATTAAATGCCCAGCAACACGCCATTGATTCCCTTACCCACAAGAAATACTCAAGGTATATTTTAGAATGGGAAAGAACAGAGGAAGGCATGATTAAATTGCCATGGAAGGTAAAAGCCCGACCTGCCACACCGACGGAATCAAATGATTTTGTAGTTTACATTTTGGACAGCGAACACCCAAGAAAGAAGTTCAAGAACTTATATATAGCTGGCATTGATAGTTACAACATTGACACCTCTCGTACATCTAAATCATTAGGGGCTATGTGTGTAATGATTCGCCAAAACACCATGGCTGATGCGCTCAAAAAGGCACCCGTAGCAGTAATTAGAACCCGCCCACCAAGAAAGGAACAGTATTATGAAATGTGCTTGAAATTAGCTGTTTATTATGACTTGATTGGTAATGTATTGGGAGATATACGAAGTGATGGTATTTTGGAGTTCTTTATGACGTGGGGCGCTGAGAAATATTTGGCATTAAGACCCATTTCTTTAGAGTCAGCCGACGCACAGCAATCATCAAAATATTGGTTTTCTATTAATAAGCACAGTAAGCCATTAATGGTTGGCGTAATGCAAGCCCATATCGAGGACTACTCAAAAGACATTTGGTTTAATAGCTCGGTTTCCGATGGTCCGAATTTAATTGATGAATTGCAGAATTACGATGAGGTGGAGATTGGGTCCGATAATGACCTCGCCGACGCTTATGGTATTGCTTTAATTCAAGACATTAGCTGCGACCAAAAGCCAAAAGATACATCTAAGGTTGACGAGGACGACACATTTGATTTACCCGAATATTACCAAGCCCAAGATGGGGAAATCCACATCAAGGACAAGGGTGCCGAAGAAGATTTTGGTCAGCACATGGAGGGTAGTTTTAAATTTTAAAACAACTCGTTAATAATTTTGCATTTTCTTGTTAAAAAATTAAGTTATATTTACGCAACTTAATTACCATAAAATGCTTTCAACCATTCCACAACAAAATTCAAATTTTGGCTTGTTTAGGGCGGGAGTTATCTATGTTTTAAAATGCCCCGATACAGGGTTGGTTAGATATGTCGGAAAAACATTTGATATAAAAAGTAGATTAAAAGAGCATTTCAACCCATCTTTAAAAGAAAGAAGCAGAAGGTCGTCATGGTTAAAAAGCGTTTTGTATAGCGGTAAAAAACCTATATTTGAAATTATTGACGACTGTGATGAGTTTAATTGGAGCGAAAAAGAAAGGGCTTACATAAAACTTTATAAATCTTTTGGCGCAAACCTAACAAATACAACTGCCGGTGGAGAACAAGGGTCCCTTAATTACAACCACGAAGAATCCACGCGAAAAAGAATTAGTGATAAAATGAAGGTTTATAAAAAGACCGAAGAGCATAATAAAAATGTTTCTAATTCACTAAAAGATAAATGGAGAAACGATGCAAATTATATTGAAAAATCAAAAAAAAATTGTATTGATAAATTATCAAAAATAACAAAAGAACAAAGGTTATTAAGTGACGGACGCAGGTCAATAACGATTAATCGAAGCAAAGAAGACAGCGTTGCGTTAGCTAAAAAAATTAAGGCGGAAATTGACAAAAAAGAAAGAAATAGAACAGAGATAGCAAAAGATTTTGATATGAGTTACGGAATGTTAAAAGATTTATTAAGAAAACACCTATAATATGCCTTCAGTTACATGGCCCAGAAACGATATTCCATTGTCCGAGAAAACTCCGGCCTGGATGGCGAAACATTTGGATTACGCCGAGCAATTAGTAAGATACTACAACAACTCTCGCCTTAGAATGACAAGGCTTTATCAATCTTACAATGGTGTAAAAACACCCGGAAGTTTAGTTTGGATTGAGCGCCGATATGGAAAACAAAATGCTGCAAAATACATTGCCTACCGCGTAGGTAGAACAAAAATAAATTTATTACAAGGTGAGTTTTTAAAACGCCCCCTCTCAGCAACAGTAGAAACAATTAATTCAGAAGCCATTTCTTCAAAGATGGAGCAGATGGACACAATGATTGGTGCTATGCTTGCAAAAAAAGAATTAACCGATTTAAAAGAAAAAGCAGGCGTTGATGTGATGGAGGGTGCGGATATTCCCGATAGCGAGGACGATCCGCGTTGGAAGAAAATGAATCCAAAAGACAAGGAAGAGGACATCATGCAAATTATCTTGGACAATCAATTGATTGAACTTGATTTAAAAAAGAAACTATCGGACTGCTTTTTGGATTTATTAATAACAAGCATGTGTTATTGCAAGATTGAAATGGACCAAGACGGCAACTTGCAGTTTTATCGTATTGACCCCCGCGATGCAATTTATGAAGAAATACAGGGCGATGATTATTTGGAGAAAAGCCCAATAAGAGGTTGCCGACAAACATTATCTGTTCAAGAAATATTAACCCGTTATTCGCTTACTAAAACTCAGCGAGATTTATTGGATAACGCTCGGATGAATCCATCTTCTTATTTGGGAGTAAACGGAATTAGCCGTGGGTATATGCGTGAGATGAATGGCCAAATGGTTTGTGATGTTGTTCACATTGAATGGGATTCAGTCTCGCCGTTGTATTACAAGATTGTAAAAAAGACACCCTCTCAATATCAAATGGACCCAACCACCGATACATTAACATTAGAGATGGATGCCACTTATTACGAGAAGAATATCGAGATGCACAATAAGAATGTGGAAAAAGGCGAGTATCAAATCGAAACACGTTACAAAATTACCAAGTACGAGGCAACGCGAATCGGTGGCGTAATTGATATTAACATGAGAGAGAAGCCTTATCAAATTCACTCGATGGACCGCCCCTCAAATGTACTTAATTCAACCTACCATGGATTTATCTGCGGAACAGTTGACGGGGCAAGAATTTCTATTCAGCAAATGATAGAGAACTTTGATAACATGTACGACATTAACATGTATCAAATCAATAAGGATTTAGCAAGAGCGAAGGGCAAGGCTTTGTTTTATGATTTAGCAGGGTTGCCCGAAGGCAAAAAAATGAAGGACGTTATGTATAACGTATTAAATGACGGTATTGTTCCTTTCAACTCAGCCGCCGCCGGTAATTTCTCGGGAAGAAACCTAGACTTAACTAATGCAATTAAAGAAATTGATTTAGGATTAAGCGCTTCTTTGGAATACTCACTTACACTACAACAAAACATTCTTAATCAGCTAAACCAAATTACCGGTATTAACGAAAACCGCGAAGGACAAATTGCAGCATCTTCGACGGCGACAAACGCAAACTCAGCAATAAGCGCCTCAAGAACAATCACCGAACCAATCTTTAACGGCATGGACGGATTTGTAAAGAGAGTATTAATGAGTGTTGTTAATTTATCCGCTATCTCATGGGCTTTTGTAAAAATCGACAAGGGAGAGCAAATACTTGGCACCGAAAGATTCAAATACTTACAAGCCACAAGAGAACTTGGATTTAAAGATTACGGCGTACACATCGAAGATGGCGGCAGATACATGGACCTTAGAAGAGACATGAAAGAATTAATGCAACTATCGCTTAACACCAAAGAATTACGTCCTATGGATGCGGCTAAAGTATTGCAAAGCGAAACGACAGCACAAATGATTGCCGCTTTGGAAACATCATGGGAACAATTGCAGATTGCCGCACAGAAATCGGATCAAGCGAACAATCAAGTTAAACAGCAAATTGCCGCCGCTCAAATGCAACAACAAATTAATTTAGCTAATGCAGATAGGGAGGACCGTCAAGAAGCGGCAATAAACGAAATCAATGTAGGTGCCGATGCTCAGATTAGAATTAACAATAATAAAATGCAAGGAAAAATGTTTGAGAACCAACAAAAAACAGAAAGTGAAATTTTCACTAAGGGATAAATGTTAATATTTCAAATTTGCAGTTTTATTAAAAACAATTATATTTACACAAACTAAAATTTATTAACATGGCTGAGATAGCATCATCGCGAGAGGCGATAGAAACAAATTGGGATGCCGTTACTAACGCATTTGAAGGGAAACCGTTGGCTCAGGAAGCCGCTCCCGCCCAAACAGAACCAAAAGCAGAAGCTAAACCCGTAGAGGAAGCCCCCGCCGATATAAAAATCGAAGAGGAAGCACCTAAAGTGGAAGAAAAACCAAAAGAAGAAGAAAAACAGGCAGCGGAAACCGAAAAACCTACAATTGAATTTTCGGTTGATGATATTGAAGGAGTTGAAAAAGAAGCCCCCGAAGGAAGTTGGCTTGCTGTTGCAAAAGAAGTTGGCATTAAAATTGAAAACGACTCTTTTGAGGATTTTCAAAAAGCTTTAATTGAGCCTTATGTAAAGCAACTCGAGGAAACTAAAACAATGACGGTAGAAAGTTTATTTACAGGCTTAAAGCCAGAAACGGTTGCTGCCTTTAAATTAATGGAGATGGGTGTTTCACAAGAACAATTATTCGAGCCAACTAAGCAAATTGACAATTACTTAGCTATGGACGAAGCAACCCTTGTCCGCGCCGACAAAGAAGTAGCAGGATGGAAGCCTGAAATGATTGATGCCGAGTTAGAATTATTAACTAGCAAAAATCTTTTAGGACACGAAGCCGAAAAAATACGCATGGCTTTAAACGCTAACAGAGAAGCAATTTTACAAGAAAGACAATCACATATCGAGCAATACGAATCGAAAAAAGAGCAAGCTATTTTAGCTCAAAAGGAAGAGGCAAAAGTACATTTTAAAAAGGCGATGGACACGGTTTCATCGTTTATGGACGTGCCTGTTCCTGCCGAAGTAAAAGAAGCGGTTACGCGTAAATTCAATAGTGGAGTTTACGACGACATTTTAGCCACGCCCGAGAGTAAAGCGGAGTATATTCTGTACAAAGAGTTAGGTCAGAAAATCGCCAAAACCTTAAAAAGCACGGCTTTTGCACAAGGCAAGGAAACGATACGGAAAAACCTCTTAGCAGTACCCCCTGCATCAAACAACAATGCAGGACAAGCACAAGTCACTAACCAAGACACACAAGACCCGTGGGCAGCTATTGATAAAATGGCACAAGCTTTGGGTCATTAAAAAGTAAAGAATAAGCATAAAGTGGGGATTTAATTTATTAATCTCAAAAACAAAAAAACTTTATGGCAACAACATCACATCCGGGTCGTATTACGATAAATACCGGTACTTTTAGTGAGGACACCTGCGTAGCAGAATTTGACCTTATTAAGAATCAAGCAAAAAAACCGGCGATCCGTCAAATGATGGAATACGCTAACCGTCGTTCATTAACCACCCTTTTGGTTTCAGGCGTTGTAACTCCTTACGGCATCAACAACACTGAAAAAACCAAATTAGGCGAGGTTACAGCGAAAGGCAAATCAATCGGTAACAACGGGTATCAATTCCCCGTAATGGGCCGTATTGAAAAAGCATCAGTTATTTTAAATCAAGTTGGTTCAACTGCCGCCGATGGTCGTTTTACTTTATTGATGAAAGACCGTCATTTATATGATGGCATGAACGTTAAATTCAACAGCGGCTTCGTTGCTCGCGTTGAAGGTAACCCAGTAGGTTCTCCTGCCGCAGGTTACTTAGTAAACTTTTGGCCTCCAAGTGGTGACACTTTCGTTTATTCAACCGTAGTTGGTGGACAAGCGGGAACCAAAACATGTTTCGGTATGTACACTTCATACAGCGAAAACTCTAAGAAAGGTGATAGCCGTTCTAAATTTGCTGATATGTTTATCAACCACACCACCATTCAACGTAAAACTTGTTCTATTACCGGCACTGCCGCATCACAAGTATTGTGGTACACATTCACCGATAACGAAGGTGGACAATCAAAAGGTTGGATGTATCAAGAATTAGCCCAAGGCCAAGCTACCTTCTTAATGGAAGATGAGCGTCAAAAATGGTTTGGTGTTTCCGATATGAAGAACTCAGACGGAAGCTTGAAAAACTCAGCCCCTATTGACCCAACTACAGGTTACCCTATCACACAAGGTGACGGTGTTGAAGAACAATTATCAGGCGGTAACGTTATGTCAGGTAGCGGTACTAATGGTGAGTGGACTTACGCCGACTTAACCGAAATCATGAAACAACTTGAGAAGAAATCTGATAAAATCAGCGGTCTTACTTGGGTATTGATTACTGGAACTGATGGTTTTGCAAACTTCCAAATTCAATGTAAAGAATTGGGTGTTCAAACTAACATCACTTTCATGAATCAAGTTGAAAAAGATGGTCGTCCGGGTGGCCCTTTGGTAGATGTTGGTTACAACTTCGTATCATTCAACGTAAACGGTAACCAAATGATTTGTGTTAAGCATCCATTGTTTGACGACGAATTGTTGTTTACTCAACGCGGTAACGATGGCAACATCTTACAAAGCTCAACAGCCTACATTTTAAATTTAGGTCAAGGCGAAAACAAAAACATGGAGATTCTTTACAAAGCAGCTAACGGTATCAGCCGTCAAAACGTAACCGCTAAATTAAACGGTTTAACCGGCGACACCGAGATGAGCGTTTCTGAAGAAGATTCAATGAAATACGCTATGTTAAAAGAAGACTTACTCGTAATCTACAACACTCAAGAGTGTGGTATTTTAAGAAAAGACTTCTAAGAAACCAAAATAATACCCCCGCCGAAACACGACGGGGGTTTTTTAACCAAATAAAACCATAACAAAATGGATTTTTTCACATCAAGCGCATTAGGCGCCAACGAGGGAGTCGTTGAAGGTGAGGACTATGTTATCCTTACAGACAAAAATGGCACACAAACAAGAGTGCTTAATTTAAAAAACCCAAAGAATTGTCGCCGATCAGGGATAATTGAATTGGAACCCGTAAAACGCAGCAGTAGGCATGAAAACTATTTAAGCTTTACTCGCATTTACGACAAAGAAAACAACATCGTGATTGGGATTCCAAATGGAATTGACCCCAAGACAGGTGAGTTAAGGTTTAAACGAATTATACTTCGTGAAGACGAGATTTTTGATTTAAGCAATGAGCAACAAGCCCTAGTTTGGGCAGTAGTCAGCCGACATAGAGAGGTTGATGTAGATGGCTCTAAAACACGAATGGGAATGAAGCCCCGTTACAAAGTTTACGACAAGGAGAAAGAAGCTGAAGAATATTTAGCAGTAAGAAACATTAAGAGAAAAGCTGAAGCAATTGCCGAGGGACTTTCAGGACAAGCCTTAGTTGATTTTGCAGCAAACATTGGACTTCCTTCAAACACCATGTCAGCAACACAATGTGCTATGCAAGTAATTCAATACGCTGAAAAGCAGCCAAAGAAATTCATGGATGCATGGGAAAACCCTACTCGCCACGAATTAACTGTTTTAAAGAAGGGATTAACTTATGGCATCTTGACTCAAAATCCTTTACAAGGTATTTGCTACAACGCACTTCCTTTGGGAACAACCGAACAACAAGCCGTTCAATATTTGAAAAACAATTTGGGTACTTGTAATGTGATTGAGCAATTAATCGCAACGAGAGAAACGCCTAAAGTGGGTGTGATTAAATCACCGGTAGTTGAAATTAAGGATGAAAAGGACGCCGAAATCGCAAGAATGAAAGCCGAATTGGAATTTGAAAGAAAGCGAAACGCTGATTTAGCAAAAACTAAAATGGATGAATTAGTGAATGAAACCACCAAAAATATCATTGCCGCCGACGCAGAATGGAAAGCATTAGTTCAAGAGGCTAAGGACCTCGGAATTAAAGCGCCGCACTTGATTAAGAATAAGGAGACACTCCGAAAGAAAATTGAGGAAGCCACGATGCTTAAAAATAACTAAAAATAAAGGAGGTTAATAGCCTCCTTTTTTGTTTATAAAATATTATCTTTATACAAAACTTTTTTTAATGAACGCAGTACAAATGATGAATCGTATAGACTACTATAACGATTTCACAAGAAGCGCAAGGTATTCTTACGCACAATACGGAGAAGCCGTTAATGGCGTTATCCTTACTTATATCGACGAGCAATTAGGCTTTGGAGTGGGCGATGGAAAAAACTCATTCGAGTATGTTCAAAAAATTAGAGACCGATTATATACATTAATTAAAGATACCACGCCGACAATAACAAATGGCGCAACAATAGTTGGAAGATACGGAACATTCATCCCTAGCCACGTTGTTTACCCGGGTGATTATCAAAACTTCGTTGCTTTATATGTAACCATCGACGGTTACACATCCTACGTTAGACCTACCGATTACGGAAGAATTGGACCGTTATTGGATAATTCATTTATGAAGCCCACAAATAAAAAAGTTTATTACATTGAAGATGCTTCAGGAATAACACTTTATAGAGGTGTAGGCGGCACATTTTCTACAGTTAATTTTACTTATTTAAAAGCACCGGCAGTATTTTCATTAGGCAGCGAAAACGATTGGATTACAGCGGGCGGAGCAATTACATCAGGACTAACATACATCGCCGTCGATGATAGCGTACAAGACGGAAACATTTATTTATCAGGAACAGAGTTTGTTGCGTCTGCGCCGACGGCACTCACAAGCGGAAAAGTAATCCTTGCAAGCAATACCACCCCGTGCGATTTACCCGAGCAAACACACGATACAATTTGTAAAATGATTAGCTCTTTGATGCTAGGCGTTACATCTAATTTTAATGGCTCTCAATTTGTTGAAAAAGAGGTTAGTAAAAATAACTAACGCCTTTTAAATTTTAAGTATATTTACGCAAACAAAATCTAGTTTATACGGTAGTTCGTTTAAAAGGTTGCGTTATAATTAAAAACAAAAAACAAAATGAAACCAATTCAGAAATCAGTTGTGCTCAAGACGTCAGCAGCGACCGACGTGCTCAACAGTGGCGGAGTAATTTCTGTCACAGGTTTGATTCCGGTTCCTAAAAAGAACTTAATCTCAATCAAACAAATTAAGTACAAAGCAGAGGTGGACCAAGTGTACACCGTGGGTAACTCAAGTTACACCCCAACAGCAAGTACTAAATACACCGTAGAGGTGTACGATCCAAACCGCGTAGTGGCAGGTTTTTCAGAGAGTTCAAAACTTTACTCTTATGTAACGCCTCCAAACATCACAACCCTTGGTGCTACCGCAGCGTTGCAACGTGAAGCAATCCACGCGCAATTAGTGTCTAAAATTAACTTGCAAACAGCGGTTAATCACGCTACAGCAGTTTCTTTAGGTAGCGGTACCGGATTTACTGTCACTGATAGCGGTCCTTACTACCCTGTAAGAAGTCAAACCATGACTAACATTTTAGGCGCAAACTTAGTTGATACTTGTACTAATCCCGATGGTACAGGTTTTGTTTCAGGTGACTTAACCTTAACAACTACCGCAGTAGCTTCATTCGGTGTAGGTTCAATTTTAGCTACCGCTCAAACTTTGACCGACAAAATGTTTGGTAACTTAATTTCAGGTGAAATCGAGTGGAATCCTCAAACTACAGGTGGTTTACCTGCGGTGAGTGGTCAAAACTACGATGGATTTGAAATTGTTTCTTTAAGCAAACAAGACACCCCTACAATTACTGGTCACTACACATACATTGATTCAACCCAACTTGTTTATGTAGATAACGGTACAGGTAATTCAACTACAAACTTAACAGGCTTTATCGCCTTTGAAAGAGCAATTTTGCGTAATTTATTTGAATTATACAAAGATGATCCTTCAACAATCTACGATTTCTTTGATGCTGGTTTGATTGCTTCGGCAACTTATCCAACTACCGGTGTTGCCGTAACTACAACCGACAACGTTGTAATGGCAACAACAGGCTCACAAGGCTTCGAGTGGTATGTTAACCCAATTGGCGCTCACACCGTAATTACTCCAATTGTGGGTACAGGCGGATTGAGCTTAATCTTGGATGCAACATCTCAAGAAGGTTTAGAATTATCTGCTCCTATCTTAACTCAATGTCCTAAAGAAATCGTTGTAGGTAAACAAGAATATTCTTGGTATGGTCGTGTAAATGCAACCAACTACGCTCACTTGAAAGAGTTTGCTTTTGGTTTACGCAAGAAAGCTGCCTACGCAGTTAACACTGTTGCTTATGACGTAGCAAGCACTGATTTTGCTTCTATCGGCGTTGTTTCAGCTGCCGCTACAGGTTTAATCAACATCCAAACAAGTAAAGCTGCCGGTGGTGTTGTTTCAACATCTACTGCAACTACTTGGACAAGTGGTGCTCACGACATCTTAATCACCGTAGATATTAACGGCGCTGTTCGTTTCTACATTGATTCAGTTGATGTAACAAGCAAACAAGCTACCGCTTATACTTTTACTGCCGGAACTCACATCATTCCTTTCGTTGATACTACTCTCGACGCAAACGTGGATGCAGCTCCTTTAGCATTGCAAGTAGCAGCCCTTCCAACAATTTCTTGGAGATCTTAATTATTAACCTAAAAACGAAAGGGTGTAAAAGCCCTTTCTTTTTATAAAACAAAGAAATCATGACACTAGGAATATCAAATGGGGCAGCAATCCCAAGTGGCGGTAAAAAACGATTCAAAATTTTGGATGCCATTTTCGCCGATGAAGCTGTAAGCAAGAATCAATTAGACTTAGCTACCACAACTACCATTCAGGCAGCCAATAATGCTTTTACCGGAAACAATACACATAGCGGAACTGAAACATTCTCAGGAACGATTAACTCTACAGGAACAACTGATTCATCAAGCACAACTACCGGCGATATTAAAACCGCAGGTGGCTTAGGCGTTGTTAAAAACGCTCAAATTGGGGGTCAATTCGTTGCTAAAAAGAACATCGTTAATGTTTTAACTCCATACAAAGCAGCCGTTGACACAACTGCGGGCTGGACCTTAACTGAGGTAAAAACAGCTTTAGTAGCGGGCGCTTTCAAAACTACCTCTGCCGCAACTGTAACTTTGACTTTGGACTCAGTAGCTAACATTATTACTTCTTTTGCAACAGCAGGGGTAACTTTGGGAGCGGGTTCGGTTGTTGAGTTTATTGTTGACAATACGGCGGGTGCAAACACTGTAACTGTAGCCGTTGACGGCGGTGCCACAATCGCTGTTGCGACTCCGGTAATTACAGGTGGGGCAACTTTAACCGTTTCAACAGCAAACAAAGTAGGTAAGTTTCAACTTTACATTTACAGCTCAACAGCAGCTATCTTATCAAGATTAGTGTAAGAGTAAAAGTTTTCATAACAATTATTAAAAAGCGAGTAGAAATATTCGCTTTTTTATTTATATTTGACAAACACTTTTATTATGACACCACAACAAACACAGGACGCAATTCATACATTAAAAGCAATAGTTGGCAAAAGCCCTATTTTAAACATCACAAAAGACATGCTTTTAGTTACATCGCAGACCTATGACGCAAACGATCAATTAGGCACCTTGGTTGAACTAAAAGACGCGGTGAGAGGAAATAATGGAACGGGGGTTATTTTTTCTTTGACTATCCAAGATTTAGATAAAAAAGATTCAGCCATTAGCGTTACTGTATTTGACTCAAATCCATCTAATAGTACATTTACTGACGGGGGGGCAATCACTATTAATGATTTAGATTTACCAAAAGTTATCGGCGTCATTAATGTTGCGACGACTGATTACACTGACTATGTTGATAATAGTGTGGCAAACGTAAAAGCAATAAGTCTGCCGATTCAAGCACAGGGAACAACTAATAGTTTATGGTTGTTATTTAGAGACATTACTGGCGCAGCAAGGGGAGCAAAAACATTATCAGCTTCAATAGGAATTTTACAAGATGCCTAATCCGATAATAAATAAAAGAATTTTAGGTGCGGTAATAGGTGCGGTAAATCGCAATCCATATCTTGTTGCGACAGGAGGAACAACTATTCAAGATGGTGATTGGAAAGTACACATTTTCAATTCAACAGAT